AGCAATTTCGTAAAGAAGTTTCACCGTATGGTAATATTGTAGCTTTTAGAGCTCCGATGTATGTAAAAGATGCGTTAATAGATCTAGAAGATACATTATCTGATGATTATATTCATAGTCAAGATGCTATTAATTTTTGTTGGGAAATACCCGGTTTATGTCCATTTGGTGCTGTTTCTTTTCAACGTCTTTTTAATACAGCAATAGCGAATATGCTATCTAGGTATATTGGAAAAGGCATTGTAATTGATGGTGACGACTTAATGGTACAAGATGAGTTTGTAGGCAAGGATAAAAAGATAAGAAAGTCAGGTAAAGTAAGTGTTTCAATTACTTACTCTAAAGATAATGTTGCTCTTGGTCATACTGGTATCAATATTATTGCTGGCGATAAAGCTCCATCATTTGCTTATTCTTCTAATTTAACTGAAGATCAAGTGAATGAGTTTATGAATAATGTTATTGATTACTTTAATGCTGAAGTAAAAGATCAATTTATTGCTACTACTAAAATTATTGTATGAGATTTTGGAGACTTTGGGCTAAAGCTTTAGGTGAGAAGTCTGGAAGTAACAACGAAGCTGATGTAGTTGCATTAATACGTACTCTCATTATACTACAAGCAATTATTTGTAACTTTTTTATAGTAGCAAATATAATTAAAAACTGGTAATGAACTTCTTTCAATTACAAAATAAATTATTTTATTCTAAAAAGGAAAACGCTGGTGAATTAGACTCAGAAGGTGAACAAGCTTTTGTACCGTTCCTTTTTAATAGATGGCTTTCCTTTTATAGCAAGGAACTACCTGGTTTTGTTAACGAGACTCTTAATAAATTTGGAAGTATCTTTGATGATAAGCAAGAATCATATAAACTTTATTATTATCTCATACCGAGATTAAAATGGAAGCGTATTTCATATATTAAGAAAAAGAAAAAAGATAAAGAAGAGATTGAAGGTCTTAATAATATTGCTAAAAATAAAAATATATCTGCTAGAGAGCTATTAGAGTACGTTGAATTAGAAAAAAAATTACGTAAATAGCTATATGGCAATGGCTAGTATAGATAATTTGGCACCTACAAAAAGTTTAATAGACTTAACTAATCCTGATGTAGGTGATTTTGGAATTGATGATTATGAATTAAATTTTATTTTTGATGATATATTGTTAATAGAATATATTGATGAAACTGAGCACGGTGATGTTATGAAAGGTAGTATTGTGGTACCTTCAAATGCACTTAATAAAGCTTGGAGAAAAGGAAAAGTTATTCTAGCAGGCCCAGATGTTAAATATGCTAAAGAAGGCGACATAGTAGTATTTCCTAACAATATGGGAGTTACAATTTCTGGTGTTAGTATTTCTAATAAAGGAAGAGTAAACAAAGGTGTGTTTTTGAACGAAGAAAGGATGTTTGGTATTTGTAAGCTTAAAAATGATAATTCAGAAACCAGCTCTTGATAACTTACTTCAAAATAATGTTGTTGAAGTTAGGTTTCCTAGAAGAATAGTAAAACCAGGATTAGCTGCTACTAGAAGAATGTTATGCACAAACTCTCTAAATTTATTAAATTCAGTAAACGGTAGAATATCGTTAAATTATTTTGCACCAAAAGGAGCTCCAAGAACATATCTAGGAACTGATAATTTATCCGTCGCATGGGATATTTTAATGCAAGATTATAGAAATATAAATTGTAATCAAGTTGATTTAATTCAAGAGATTCCAGCTAACGAAGACTTTTGGGTATATTTTAATGAAAATATATACCCTATGTCTGCACAACAAAAATTAAATTTTATGAATTCATGAACGTAAGTTTAGAAAAAGTTACAAATTTTTTAAAACCTTTCTTATTAAAAGATATAATTATAAGAACTGATAAAAAAGTTCTTAAGAAAGGTAAATTTAAAATCTTTCAAATTAAACAGTATTACATAAATTTTACATTAGAAATAAATGGGGTAAATAAAAACTACGAAATACCATACCCGTATAGGCTTGAAAATGATGAAGATGTTGGAGTTTTAAATTACCATCTAAGTTCTTTCATTCCTAAAAAACAATTAACAAGAGTAAAATTTTTAGATAGCACATCAAAGTCTAAGCTATATGACAATCTTGTATATATATTGCCATCAGATGGAAACCATATATAATAAGGTGTGATAGGTGGTTTGTTAAAAAGTTTTCCGGATAAATTTACTCCGAATTCAGCTCAAGTAAAGTTACTTAAAAATATTGATCAAGCTTTTACTGATGGTTATAAATTTGTAGTTTGTAATGCCCCTACAGGCTCTGGAAAGTCGTTTATATCAAAAACTATAGGTAATATATCACGTGAACCTACTAAAGAGTTTAGAGAGTTAGTAACTAATTATTTAGCTTATAGAAGAACTCATGGAGGTGGATATGCATATGAAGATGAATGTAATGAAGAAGAAGCATTTGGGTGTACAGCATTAACTATAACTAAAGCTTTACAAGATCAATACAAAGAGCTTTTCAATGATGTAAAAGTACTTAAAGGTAAGTCAAACTATCAATGTGAAGTTGATGATAGATTTACTGTAGAATTAGCTCCTTGTTTACATCTACCTAAAATAAAAGAAGAGTGTTGGGTTAAAAATAAATGCCCTTACTATGAAGATCGTAATACTGCACTTACTTCAACTTTTAGTACTCTTAACTATAATATGTTTTTCTCTTTACCTGATCATTTAAAAAGAAGACAATATATTATATGTGATGAGGCTGCTGAACTTGAAGATCAACTTGTAAAAGAGTTTTCTTGTACTATAAATTTTGAAAGCTTAACTAAGCTTGAAGTAAATATAAAACCGTTTTATTCTAAAAATAGACTTCAAATAATTAAATGGATTAATGAGCTCGTTTTGGATTTAAATGATAGAATTGAACAACTAAAAGATATAACAAATAATAATTCTGCAAATAAAAAGTTTATTATCGAATCAAAAAAGAATTTAATTACATTAAGAAACTTACATTCAAAATTATCTTTAATAATTGATACCTGGAATGAAAGTGAATATCTATTTGAGACAGATAAGAAAGGTATAACGTTTATGCCTTTAAAGGTAGATAAACTTGCTAATCATTTATTTAAGTATGCTGATAAAGTAATTTTAATGTCGGCAACTATAATTGATCCTAATAACTTTTGTAAAAGTTTAGGGGTTAATAAGTTTAAATATATTGAAGCTGAGTCTTCATTTGATGCAAATAACGCACCTATATATTGCAATACAAAAGTAAAATTAAATTATCATAACTTAAAGCGTAGTTTACCTAAAGTTGTAAAGCAAATACAAGATATTTGCGAGTTTCATAAAAATGATAAAGGTATTATACATACACATAATAATACTATAACTTCGTTTCTATCTAATAAGTTATCCGAATCACGTTTTCTAATAAGAGAGCCGGGAGTACGTAATGAAATTATTTTAGAGCAGCATTACGATAACAATGATCCAACAGTATTAGTTTCACCTTCTATGTCTCATGGAGTTGACTTGAGAGATAATCTTGCAAGATTTCAAATTATAGTAAAAGCACCTTATCTACCTACTAAAGATAAAAGAATAGAAAGACTTATGAAGGATGATTTTGACTGGTATATGAATAAAATGTTATGCTCCTTAATACAATCATGTGGTAGAGGTGTAAGATCTCATAAAGATCATTGTGTAACGTATATTTTAGATGGCTCGATACCGGAAAGCGTTGTCAATAATAGACATAAATTACCTAAATATTTCATTGATAGGTTTTTGTAATAAATATATAAGACGGTATGAAGAATAGAGCATTTCATTTTGAGATTAAAAATTTATTAACCCAGTTTGTAGCTGCGTTTGATGATACCGTAATAAGTCGTTTTGATAAAAATAGAAATGCTAAATCAAACATTGACGTAAGATATGTATTTGCTCCCAAGCAGCGTGTAATGTATGATATAGTAAATAAAGCGCAAAATCTTACTCTACCTGTAGTTGCTATAAACTTAGATAGTATATCGCGAGATGAGTCTCGAGTTTTTAATAAGCTATCACCTTCATTAATACCAGCGCAAGAAAAAGAAGATCCAAGAACATCTTCAAAATTTCTTATGCCGGTACCAGTAAATTTAGAAATCAGTATGTCAATACTTGCAAGATATATGCAAGATGTAGATCAAATAGTTTCAAATTTTGTTCCGTATAATAACCCTTATATTATATTATCTTGGAAAGTACCCTCTGATTTTGGTACTGAATATGATCAAGAAATAAGAAGTGAAGTATTATGGAATGGTAATTTAAGCTATTCAACACCTACTGATACTTCATATTCAGAAAAATTTAGAATTACAGTAGATACTTCATTTACTATAAAAGGTTGGTTATTTCCAGAAGAAAAGAGCAATGTTGGAAATATCTATAAAATAGACAATAATTTTATTGCAGTTGATTTACAAAATAGAATTTTTTCTCCGTTAGAAGATCAAATATCTGTTGAGTCTTATACTGATCAAGGATATGCAGCTTTATCAACCTTTGATGCTAATGTTCCTACTAATTATACAGAGACAATTACTGTATCCGGTATACCTGAATTTACTAATATATTTTATACTACGTCAGGTGTATTTAAACAGCTAAGAAATGAAACTAACGTACTTTCATCTCATACTAATAATTTTTTACTTTATGGTACATCTTTAGATTATAGTAATGTTGTATATATAAGCGCTAATAAACTTAACTTTTTTACTGACTACCAAGAAATAACTTCTGCAAAATTAGATACAATAAGTGCTTATAGATTAGATGATAGTTTATATAACATAGCAACTGATAATTTAGTAAGCATTTCACTGCCAACATCAACTTTAAGTGGTACAGGTAAATTTACTTTTGTAACAGCAAATGAAGCAGGCTGGGCTTCTTCCTATCAAGCCGCTAGCTCTATCATAAACTTAGCATAAATATATATAATGGCAGATTCATCAACATCTTCTTCACAAAATCGTTCATATGTTACGAATGATGGACGTGCTTCAACATTTGGTAGAAATTTAGTTCAATATATTCAGAACAGATTACCATATTCTAACGTTGAACCTGAAGGAGATCAGTTAAATCCTAAATATAAAATTTTTAACAAAACAGGAATGAAACGAGCAGAAGCTTTAGCTAAAGCTTCAGTATCTTCTTCTAATCCTTATAATAATATTCCTATAGGTGATTTTGCTAAAGATTCATCTTTTGGGGATGTAATGTATGCTAACATACAAGAAGATAAACAAGGTAGATTAAGAGATTATAGAATTATTGCAGCTTATTCTGAAGTAGCTGATGCATTAGATGAAATATGCGATGAAACTATAAATCCGGATGAGTCAGGATGGATTACTAAATTACAATTAAAAGAAATAGATTTAACTATAGAAGATAAAGCTGAGTTAGATAAACAATTTCATCGTTATGTTGAGTATTATGATCTTAAAAATAAAGGTTGGCAATATTTTAGACAGCTGTTAGTTGAAGGTGAATTATTTTTTGAGCAAATAGTGCATGAAGGATATGTAGAGGATGGCATACTTGGAGTTATTAATCTACCTGCAGAGATTATAGATCCAGTTTATAATAATATACAAAATATGTTAGTAAAGGGATTCATTTATAGAAAGCCTATTTTTAGTCCTGATAAGCCGAATAAAGTTGAAAAGATAGAATTTATTCCAATGGATCAAAACCAGATTACATATGTTAATTCTGGTGTATATAATGAAACTAAAAATTTTGTTATACCATTTTTAGAAAATGCGAGAAGACCATACAGACAATTATCTTTAATTGAAGATGCTATTGTAATTTATAGATTAGTTAGAGCTCCAGAAAGATTAGTTTTTAATGTTGATGTGGGAAATATGGCACCTCCAAAGGCTGAGGCATATTTAAGAAAGCTTATTTCAAATTACTGGTCTAAGAAAACTTTTGATTTAGATCAAAATGATGTAGTAAAAAAGTTTAACCCTCAATCAATGCTAGATGCTTTTTGGTTTGCTAAAAGACAAGGTTCTGAAGGCACTACAGTATCACAATTAGCAGGAGGAGCTAATTTAGGAGAATTATCTGATTTAATGTATTTTATTAAGAAGCTTTATAGAGCTTTAAAAGTACCTTCTACTAGACTGGATCCTAATGATCAAGCTTCTTCTGATGGATCTACAATATTAAGAGAAGAATTAAAGTTCGCGCGTTTTGTAATGAGACAGCAGCAAAGATTTGCAGCAGGTCTTAAAAAAGGATTCATTACCCATCTTACTCTAATGGGTCTGTTTAAAAAGTATGATTTAAATGAGCAAAATATTGAGATTGAATTTAATGTACCTACTAATTTTTACGAGTTAAGAGAGAATCAAAGATTAGAGCTTAAAGCAGGTAACTTTAATAATTTAGCATCTTCTGAATTTGTATCTGCTACTTACGCACAAAAGAAGTATCTTGGATGGAAAGATAAGGATATACTAGCAAATAGAGAGTTCTTAAGAAAAGATGCTGAATTACAATGGGAGTTATCTCAAATACAAGCAGCAGGACCAGCATGGAAGGAACAAGCAGTAGCTGGCGAAGTAACAGGTGGAGAAGCAGCTGTAGGAGGTGAAGGAGCAGGGGTAGGTGGCGGGGCAGATGCAGGAGGTATACCTGAATTTGGTGGGGGTCCTGCAGATACCGGTGAGGATGTAGATGTACCAGCTGAAGCTGAACCTACTCCTGAAGCTGAGCCAGCTGAAGTATAATTATCTTATTGGATTGGAGCTAAAGAACTGAGTTCTATAATAAAGAGTTCCAGCTCCTGAACCGGTTTTAGCTGAAACTTGATTAACATTAGTTAATCCCCTTAAAGTGATACTATCATTATCATCAAGTAAAAAACCTCTGCTTACATTTATAGCCTCAGCATCACCCCAAGCATCTGATCTATCAAATAAAGTAACTGTTTGACCAGTCTTATTTACTATATATACTTCTGAGCAAAGCTGACCTAAGAACGGCTTTGCTGAATCGACACCTGATAAGCGTGTCATACCGGTACCTACACGAATATTAAATGATCTACACTCATTATTATTAAAATAACTATTTCCACTATTAGTTGTTGGAGCTTCTGGCATATTATTATTTATGCTAGAATAAATAATTTTATGGCACTTGCATGTACTATTCAGCCTCTTTCTGCATTTTTATCAACTAACTTAAACTCTAAAATTGAAACCTACGATAGATTAGGTGATAGAATAAAAAGAGCTTTAGGTTATCCTATAGTTAGTCTAGAAATACATACCGATCAGTTGAGAGAGAATATTCAAATCGCAGTAGAATATTTTACAAAGTATGCTGGATTTACTAAAGAATATCTCATCTTTGACTCTGATATGTATGAAAAAAATAAAGGTATTCGTTTAGATTTATTATATACATTAGCTAACACAAATTTAACAACTAATGCAAGAAAAGTAGCAGGTACTAATCCAATAGGACCGGGACCTGAATTTATAGGTAATACTCCTGAATCTGTATATGTTAGTACCTCTTCTATTCTTTCGGGTAATTTTGTTAATACAAAATATCCTGTATACACAGGAGATACTGCAGTACTTTCAGGTTCACTTTCAGCAGTATTTACAACTATAACAGGCGGTCAAAACGGTATACAACAGTTTGAATTATTTGATCATTCTTTAGTATCAGCTATCACGTCTTTACAAACCACAAGTGGGTCTCTTCTAGGTCAATCATTAACAGGTTTGTTTACTAAAACCCCCAGACAAACTTTAACCATTGAAGGTTCTGCTTCTGAATCTACATATTATCAGAATGTTTTTGATTATGATATTATGGATTATAGAAAAGTAGTAGACGTATCCGAATTTGAAGAAGGCTCAACTACAGGAATTAATACTTTATTTACTTTAGAACAAACGTTAGCTCAGCAAACTTATTTTAGTTACGCTTTGGGTAACTATGGATTTGACTTAATATCTTGGTATACTCTTAAAAACTGGATTGATACTCGAGAAAAAGTCCTTGCTATAGAAAGAGATATTAAATTTGATCCAAGAACTCAATATATGCAAATGTATCCGCAACCTGGAGGTGATAAATTTTATGGTGTTATATCATGTTATTTAGAAAAACCTATAAGAAATGTAATAATGGAGCAATGGATATATGAATATGCTTTAGCTTTATCTATGATTACTATAGGTAGAATAAGAGGAAAATTTGGATCAGTAAATCTTTTAGGTGGTGGTGCTTTAAATTATGATTTATTACAAGAAGGTCAGCAAAAGAAAGCAGAATTAGAACAAAAACTGCTTGATGGAGCTTCTCCAGGTCTTGGAGATTCTGATCCAACAATGTTCTTTGTCGGATAATGAATAAATGGAGACAAGGTGTATTTATACCTAAGAACCCTAATAAATTTATCGGGTCAAAAGCTATATATAGATCAGGATTAGAATTAAAATTCTTTAGATTTTGTGACGATAATAAAAATGTAAAACGGTGGGGTAGCGAAAATGTAATAGTTCCGTATATGAGCCCCTTAGATAATAGAGGTCATAAGTATTACGTTGATAATTACATTGAAATATTAGAAGGTAATAAATTAGTTAAGTATTTAGTAGAGATTAAACATTCAAGAGAGACCAAACCTCCAAAAACTAAGTATAGAAATAGAAAACATCTTTTATATGAGCAAAAAACTTTTGTAACTAATCAAGCAAAGTGGCAAGCTGCTCGTGAGTATAGTAAAAAAAGAGGTTATAAATTTATTATTTTGACAGAAAAAGAGCTTATTAGTAAAAGATGAATAAATAATTGTATGGCATTAAAACTTAACTTAGTTGTTGAAAAACCTGATATTAACGATGAGTTCGAATATATTGAGGAGCAAGCAGATAGAAATGCTGATTCTAATCTTTTTATAAAAGGCCCTTATATGATGGCAGAGGGAGTAAATCGTAATAATAGACTATATCCATTAGAAGAGTTAGAAAGAGAGACAAATCGTTATATTGAAGAGATGGTAAATCCCGGTCGTGCAATGGGCGAACTTAACCATCCAACTACTGCAGATGTTGATTTAGAGAGAGCATGTCATATGGTAACTGAAATTACTCAAGATGGTAGTGTTTTTTACGGTAAATCGAAAGTTTTAACTACTCCATGTGGACAAATAGTAAGGTCGTTAATAAATGATGGTGTGAAGGTAGGTATGTCATCTAGAGCTCTTGGTACATTAGAAGAGGGTGCGCAGCATAGTATAGTAAAAAATATGAAATTAGTAGCTATTGATTGTGTAGCTGACCCGTCATATCCTAAAGCTTTTGTAAATGGTATATTAGAATCTAAACAGTGGGTAGTAACTGCAGATGATAAGTATGAGGAAGTATACGAAAATTTTGAAAAGTCTCTTAATAGACTGCCTAAAAAAGATATCGATATCTTTTTAAGAGATAGAATTTTAAGCTTTATTAAATCAATATAATAAATAATATTATGGCTAAAGAAAAAAACAAAATTATAAGGTTTATTCAAGAACTTTCTAGTAAAAATTACGCTGAGGCACATAAATATTTAAAGGGCGCGATTGAGGATAAGATTACCAAAAAAATCGATAACGCCACAGATAAACCACTCTTTTAAACATGAAAAACGAAAAAGCATTACCCGAACAAGCAGAAGAAGTTCTTACTGAAGATTCAGTGAAGCAAATAGAAACTGCTATTGAAGAAAAAATTCAGTTATCAGTTGAATCTGCATTAACTAATCAAGATGAGCTCTACGCTGAAAAACTTGAAGAGTTAGTAAGTGCAATTGATAAAGATCATACTGATAAATTAAAAAGAGTGGTTGAAGCAGTAGATCATAATAATGCTAGTAAGCTAGTACAAGTGGTTAAAAAGTATGAAAGTGAGCTAAATGATAAAGCAGATTCGTTTAAAAATACTTTAGTAGAAAGTGTTTCAGATTATTTGGATGAATATCTTGAAGAGTCTGTTCCAACGCAGGCTATTGAAGAAGCTACTAAAAATAGAACAGCTAGAGAAGTTCTGTCTAATTTAAGAAAAGTGCTTGCTGTTGATTCTAGTCTAATGAGTGAGTCAGTTAAAGAGGCTGTACTAGATGGTAAAACTCAAATTGATGATTTAACTTCTAAAGTTCAAAAGCTTGAAAAAGAAAATGGTTTATTAAAAGAAGCTTATAATAAGCAAACAGCTTCTTTATTGCTTGAAAATAAAACTTCAGGTTTAAGTGGTAAAAAGAAAGAGTATCTTTTCAAGATCTTAAATGATAAATCACCTAAGTTTATAGAAGAGAATTTCGAGTATACATCAAAATTGTTCGATAAAAAAGAAAATGAAAGACTTTCAGTACTTAAAGAGGAGGCATTTAAAAAGCGTAAAGTCAAAGCTGATGCTCCTGTACAACCAATTACAGAGGAGAAAAAGCCTGAGCTTTCTAACCCGTATTTAGCGGAATTAAAAAGAACTCACAAATAATTTCACCCCTGAACAATGAGGTGCTTGTCACCTGAGTAACTTGGGACTAGATCCCATGAGGTAAAATGAAAGGAAACGTCTAATGAATAAACCACAATCATTTATTGATAGAGATAGAGCAGATACACTTCTTGAGAAGTGGGCACCTGTTCTTGAATACTCTTCTGATAGTGTTAAGCCCATTGAAGACGATCACACCCGCCTTAATACTGCTATTCTTCTTGAGAACCAAGAGCAGTGGTGTATTGAGGAATCAAACAGCTCCGGTAACGGTGGCGCGTTTGGTAGTGGTGCTTCCAATAGCAATATTTTTGATCCATCTAACCCGCCTTATACAGCGAGTTCTGGTGATAATTATGCTCCTGGTGATGCCCGTCTTCCTAAAGTGCTTATACCAATGATTCGTCGTACGTTCCCCGAGCTTATCACTAATGAAATCGTCGGTGTTCAGCCAATGTCTGGTCCTGTTGGATTAGCATTTGCTCTTCGCTACGCTTATCAGTCTGCTACTCTTGGTAGTGGTACTGATGGAAAATCTTCAGATGGTGGTAGTGGATCAGGAATCTCGCACGCTGCTTATAGCGGTGCAGCAGGAATACCTGATACTGAGCTTGGATACCAGCTTCTTGATACTCGCTTTACCGGTACTACTGCTCACGACCTTACAGGTAAGGGTGGTTACTGGGAGTTTGCTGATCAAGATAAAGGTGTTGCGCAAGTTCTTTCTGCTTTCGAAATCACTGGAAACATTCCTCAGGTTGAGGTTAAGTTCGAAAAGACCGCAGTTGAGGCCGGTACACGCCGCCTTGGTGCACGTTGGTCTGTTGAGCTTGAGCAGGACCTTAAGAACATGAACGGTATTGATATCGATGCTGAGATCACAAATGCTATGTCATATGAGATTCAGGCAGAGATTGACCGTGAGATGCTCATGAGAATGATTCAGTCTGCTTTCGGTGCTGGACTTAACAAAGGCTACTCCGTATGGTCACCTGCTTCTGCAGATGGTCGTTGGATGGTCGAGCGTAATAGGGACTTCTATCAGCGTCTTATCATTGAAGCCAATCGTATTGCTGTACGTAACAGACGTGGAGCTGCTAACTTTATTGTTGCTACTCCTCGTGTTTGCGCCATCCTTGAGATGCTCCCTGAATTCCAGTGGGTACCTGTACAAGGTGATGTGAACACTCAGCCTGTTGGTATTGCTAAGGTTGGTTCACTTGGTGGAAGGTTTAACGTTTACCGTGATACCCGTACTGAAGTACAGAACGACAGTCAGTATACTAATTTCTACACTAACCAGTCTCCGACTACAGGTGTTGAGTATGCTCTCCTTGGATACAAGGGACCTGAGTTCTACGACACAGGTATCATTTATTGTCCTTACATTCCTGTCATGGTTCAGAGAACTATTGGTCCTAACGACTTCTCTCCACGTGTTGGATTGCTTACTCGTTATGGTGTTGTTGACAACATCTTCGGAGCAGATCTCTACTACCATGTAGTTATTGTTCAGGGACTTGGTACTGCGTTTACGCCGGCTTCACAGTCAGTGTACTTCTAATAGGAGTCATCGCTGGTTGAAGCAGCAGTCGCAAGACATAGTCACAAACAGCAGGGCGAAAGCCCTGCTGTTTTTTTTATTTTTTATTACCATAAAGCTTATAAAATAGTTGATAAATCAATAAATATTCATATGGCCGATTACACAGACATTAACAAAGCTTTTAATGACGCACTATATGGACAACGTGATGGATTTGGAAGTGCAGCAGATCCTTTAACAGCATTTGGTTCTCCACCCCCTCTTAATGATAACTCTGAAGTAACGGCGACTGGCCGTGGAGGATTTTTCTCACTAAGTGCAGCTAACAACTCCATGCAACTATTATCATCTTCAACTTACCATACATTTGAAGATGATCCAGTTATTGGTCTACTTTTTAATGACGTTTCAACTGCCGGGGTAACTGTTACTGGAGCACATGTTAATACACATCACCTTGCTGATCCAGTAACTGGAGGTGGTGCTGCTGGTGTTAATAAACATGCTGCTGCTACTATTAAATTCTCTGGTCAATACTTTAATGGAGGCTTCCACGGTAAGCATAGAAAGCTAGCTTTAGTTACTAAAAAGGGTAATACAATTTTCTATACTATTAATAAACACGAAACATCGCATGGTAGACATACTTTCACTCCAACTGGTTCAGCAGGATCAGACTTTAATTTAGGCCATGGCGTCATTGGTTCATTTCTAAGTAAAACTCCTGCTATCGGCGATAATATGCGTAGATTAGTACATTTAGGTTATCGCTAAGCGTCTCCTTTATTCTCCAAAGAGCATTCATGGGCTTTTAATAGCCTCTGAATGCTTTTTTTATGTACGAACTACGCATCGTACTCAACCCTAACTCTTCCATCATTATCTGTATTAGGATTTTCATACATATGTATATCGTGTCTTTCTCCAAGAACCATCCATGATACTGTAGCATTTGAGTTAGTTACGCAACTTTCTACTGTTAAAGTATTGCCAGATACAGACCCCTTTACTGGATCCCAGTTAGTTTCATTAGTAGTAAACGTTCTAAAACATCTATTAAGAGCTGTTAAAGTACCATCAGTCATACCATGCATACTATCAATATTTACTGTAGCCTTACCAGCAGTTAACTGCACTACACCGCTGTATATATTATCAGCTTGAGGCGACTCAACAAATGAATGAGATAGTCGCTTACTACTAGATAAAGCCGGTAATGGGTGCACTATATCAAAGCAACCAGAGCATTTAGATAACGTGCCGCAAACATTAACTGAACAACAAAATGTTGCAGCGCCATTTGATGCCCCTATTCTAGCCCTTACATTAGATCCTGTCTTAAATACAATATCGCATGCTGAACCAGTATAAGATGATTTTAATACTAAGTCATCGTTATATGATTCTACTACTCCGGTATCAACTATAATACATTTTTGAAAGTAGAATCTATTTCTATCAGTTTGTATGTGTGCAAAAGATGCATTTACTGGTCCCATTTCAATGTAACCATTGCAATTTCTCGCTCTTAATACACCAGCGGTATTACATACTGCCTGTATACATAAACTAGCAGCACCTCCTGTTCCTCCTGGTAGTTTAATGTCACCACTAGCACTTATACTACCACCAACGGTAAGCTGTTCACCTGGAGCTGTTGTATTAATACCTAATTTACCATCAGTATGAATACGCATTCTCTCAGAACCCGAAGTCTTAAATTGCATTATTTTAGCTGAATCATTATCTGAATCAGCTTCAATAGTCAATTGACTTGCAGCACATATATATGCTGTATATGTATCATTAGCAAAAAATAAAGCATCACCATTAATGCATACATCACTAACAAATCTTCCACAGCATGCTGTAAGAATATTTGGAACACATACGTGTTGTTTAGCGCAAACTGTATTTGCGTTTAAATGCATTGTTCCAACATCGCAATTTCCTATAGATACTGTATTGTTGCCGCAACCACAAGCACAGAAACCAATTACAGTTTCATTACAAGCTCCTGTAGCTGCTGATCTTGTACATGCACCTATATACGTATTTTTATCTGGAGATTCAATTGCAGAACTTCCATTATTTTCAAATGCTCCTGCAACTCTACCTATAGCAACGTTATTATCACCGTCTGTATTAGAGCATAAAGATCCAAATCCTACTGCGGTATTATATTCACCAGTTGTATTGGCATATGCAGCAACATAACCGAGTGTTGCATTATAACAACCAGTTGTTAGTAATCTATTAGCTTGATACCCCACTATTGCGTTGAAGGCTGAAGTTGTACCAGCACATCCAGCATAAGACCCTACTGCAACACTTTTCTGACCTGTTGTATTTTTAAATAAAGCTGAGGTTCCAACCGCAGTATTACATCCACCTGTAGTAGCACATCTTAATGCATTGTCTCCAATACCTACTTGTATAGACGCAGTGGTATTTTCACCTAAAGCACTTGAACCTATAGCAATATTTTGCACACCGGTAGTATTATCTATTAGAGTTAGATAACCTATACCAACATTATAACAACCAGTAGTATTAGTTTGACCTGCTGATCTTCCTATAAAGACGTTAAAATCGCCTCCGTTACAAGTAGCTTTACCGGCACAAAAGCCTATCATTACATTTCTACAAGCATTACCTAATTGATTTCCAGCATAATCACCAATCGCAACATTTTCACTTCCTGTAGTAAGATGTCTTGCAGCATAATAACCAAAAGCATTATTACTACAACCTGTAGTTAAGCATTCTGCAGTACCATTACCAACTGTTGTGTTTATACCAGCACACGAAGCTGCAAATTGTGAAAAGGCTCCAACAGCAACATTATTACAAGAAGTTTCATTATTAAACATTGCACATCTACCAACTGCAACGTTGTTATTAGCAGACCCACCATCTTGACACATTAAAGCTTTATAACCTAAAGCTGTATTGTAATCACCACCTACATTATTAAGCATAGCGCATAATCCTAATGCAGTATTACCTTCTCCTGTATTGTTATAGAGTGCTTGCATACCAATACCAGTATTACCAGCTGAATTTACATTAGCTAACCCTGCAGCATATCCTGTGTAAGTATTTCCTATACCGGTTGTATTGTTATTCCCTGCTGTAGAACCAACCATGGTATTAAAACAACCGGTGGTAATACATCTACCAGCAGATCTACCTAATATGGCATTATGACAACCGGTTGTAAGATCTTCTGCTGCAACATATCCAACAACAGTATTACAACTCCCGGCTCCTGATGTGCACATTACATTGCCTCCAATTGCAACATTCTGAGCTCCAGTGTTACTATACAATGCTAAAGCTCCCACTGCAGTTCTTGATCCTGCTGTAGTGTTTAACAAACTAGCTCCATGGCCTATGTAAGTGTTACTAGATGCGGTAGTGTTACAACAACCGGCATAAGTTCCTACTGCAGTGTTTGAATTACCGGTAACTGTACACATTAGCGCCGTACGACCCACTGCAGTGTTAAAATTACCATTAGTAGTTCTATTCAATGCTAAATAACCAACTGCAGTATTTCTGCAACCAGCTCGGTTACAACATAATGCACTAGCACCTACTGCTGTGTTTTCAGGTGCGTTAGCAAAATACAGAGCTCTATAACCTACTCCAGTATTATTAGAACCAGTTATATTTTGGAACAACGTTTCACTACCTAAACTAACTATTCCAGTAGCAGTCGTCCCGTTATAAGACGCAGCATAACCAATACCAACGTTTCTACTACATGTATTATTTCTTAAAGCTGTACGGCCTACTGAGACGTTAAAAGCACCATTTATATTACAAAAACTTGAAAAGGTTCCAATCGCAGTATTACAGCAACCAGCTTTGTTATAACGCAATGAACTCATTCCTACTGCTGTATTTTGGTGAGCGTTACTCTCATGTAGAGCACAATTACCAACTGCAGTGTTATTACTACCGGTAACATTAAAAAATAATGTATTATAACCTAAAGCAGTGTTTTCTGTTCCTGTTGTATTACGATTTAAAGCTATGGCACCAACTGCAGTATTAGTATTTGCTGTATTACACTCCATAGCTTGCGTACCTATAGCT